ACAATATATATTATTTTTAAAACAACTTAAAGAGCCTTTAAATTACTTTAAATAATATATTTAAAAAAAAAGCATTTAAACATTATTCCTCATAAATGGTACTTCATATAAATGAAAAAAAAATTGGTTACTACTAATAATGCATTAAACGATATTATCGGTTGGCTTACAGAAGACTACATAATATGTCTTTTTACAGATAAAGATTATGTTTTTCATTTTTCAAAACAAACATTAGATAAAATTGAAAATGAAGCCATTATTTATCTCAATCTTAATAGAGATCCTACTTTATTGTGCGAAGGAGAATGGTCTGATTATTTAATTGATGCTGGATTTCCTATATATAAAAGTATCAATATTTTACCTGTAAATGAAGACAAAATATATAATATGAAACTTTAAATTTTTCATTTACGTATTAAATAAACTCTTAAAACCACTACTATGTGAAACATGGGTTATATGTTTTGTTTCACCATATGTACCAGTATAGGCATTCCAAAAGAAAAATATACTTATCAATAAAAAATATACACCTGTACAATATTCTAATGTTTTATTTGATACATCTTTTGTAAAATATGCACCAAAATACGCAAAAATAAAATATGTTACAAATAAAATTATTGATGTTATTACTTGGACTTCACGTCTTTTATAATACTGTAAAACTGCCAATAATGATATTGGCGGAATAATTGCTAATAATACTGTTCCTGCTGCTGTTTTAAAGTTTGGCACTAAACCTAATATTAATAATCCCGGTAACATTGTTTCTGCACCTGATTGACCCAATGCACCTCCGGCAAAACCCGCTAATACTCCAAGTAATACGGTTAATAAAAAACTTATTATATCCATAATATATTTATTTATTTAATAACTTAAAGGAACTAAGTTAAATTCATCTAATTCTTCTTCCCAAATATCTACTAAACCTTTATTTTTATAGGTTTTATCAAACCAATTCCAATCATATCTTTTTTCTATTTCACATATTGATTTATCTTGAATACTTTTTGGCTGCTCATCTGGTTCATAACCATAACTACTATAGAAATTTTGCATTAAATCATCATTTGGATCTTCTTGGAATACTACCGATTTTTTTAAATAATCCACATAACCACCATATTTTTTTATACGATCCATCCATACCGGCGAAAATGAAGCATGATATTCCCAATTGTACCGATACTTTTCAGAAACATTATATTTTTTTCTTGTTAGTTTAAAGAGACTTAAATGCTTACAATCATCTATACCATATTTACATACTTCCTTTAAAACATTATACGAACTAACATTCTCAATATTTGTTGCCATTTCTTGATCAATAACTATATTTTCTTCTATTTCCAAATATGTACTTTTTCTATTTTTTGCTCCCTTTTTTTTTGAAAATAAATGCATTACCTTTGACAACAAAATCAAATTTGGATTTACATCTATTTTTAGTATTAGTATGAACTCTTTCAATGAACGGTTTTTTGTTAGTTTGATGCCAACTTTTTCAAAATAATTGAGACATATTGAATACATATCTATCAAATTTATATCATGACCTGTATTTAAAATAAACTGAGATATGCTACGATAATCTTCTGTTTCTATCCATTTTTCAATATTAACACTAAAATCGTCTATGTTTTTTATTTTTTTTGTTATGTTATGATAAACACAGTCTACTTCAAAATTTTCACAAATATTACGTAACATAAAGACATCATTGTTAAATGATATACTTACCAATATATTAACCAAACAACTAACAATGTTTGAGGTTTTATCTTTGTTAGTTAGCCATTCCATATATTTTTTCAAAATGAATGATTCTAATTTGGGATTTGTTGATGCAAAGAAATCATAATAGATTTTCCATATCAGTTGAAAGAATTCATTTTTGAAACCACTTTCATAAAGTTCATATCCCCAAAATACAGCATTTGCATTTTTTTGTAAGATACTAACTAACAAATTAATCTTTACCTCATCTTTTATATATAGGTACCGGGTAAAAACCAAATCCGAATCCGGTAAACGTATAGTCCAAACATTATCTTGTTCAATATTCATGGTTTATTTGATTATTTTATTTATAGGTTAAAATTTTATTTCAATTTTAAGTTATTTAAGAAATAATATTTGGCAAATAAAATAATCTTATTGTATATATATATATAATGACTCAAAGTGGAGGAAAACGTAAAGTAAATCCAGTGTTAAAAGCATGGATAGCACATGTTAGAAAAGTTTCAACTGAATTAGGCATTCCTTACGGAAAGGAGGCTATGAAAAAAGCAAAACATGGAAAATATGGTCATGAATGGACAATGATAAAAAAATCATTAAAGAAGGTTAAAAGAGGGGGTGATGGTGAAGCGACAGTAGACGAATCAGAAGAAGAAGTAGTTGTAGATACTGCTAATGGTGCTGCTAATGGTGCTGCTAATGGTGCTGCTATTGATGATGCTAGTGGTCTATTGTATGGCGGCCGAAAAACTAAACATAGAAGGAAAACAGGAAGACGTGCACGTACAGCACGCAGAGGCAGATCTCGTAGACATCATTAAATTTATAATTTATCAATAATTTCAATATAATCTTTAGCATCTAAATTATCTATAATAGATTCAAATTTGTTAGTTGTTTCCTCAATATTATACCGACTATTAGGATTTAAACTAATATTAGTAACTAACAACTTCATAAAAAGTATTATGAATTTGTTTTTTGTTATCCCTTTTGTATTTAGTACATTGTGAATACTTATAATAATTTTTAGATACATTATACTGAATGAATAATTGTCCCAAGTATCTTTAACTAACAAAACATCATCAATAATTTGGTCATATGATTTATTAATGTATTTTTTAAAGTATTGTATTGCTTCTTTTTTATTTTTATCAACGATATCGTTTCCAAAATTTTTTAAAATATTATTATGTTCAATATAATTGTCTATAACAGTTTCAATATTATGTAGAGAAATACTTGCAAGTTTGTTAGTTAATAAGTAGGCTAATAGATGAAATTCAATAGGCCATCTAATATAGGAAGGATCATAATGTTGAACAAATTGTTTAATATAGGTACGAATATCAGATCTAGATGTGTCAATAGAAAAAGAAAAATTCGCGAGTAATACATTATCATTATTATCAACTACAATTGAATGAAAATCAATATTATTATGAATAATATTGTTAGTGTTGATTATATTTATACTATGTAACAATTGTCTATAAAATTGTATAACTTGAAATAAATATTTTTTTGGAGAACTTAAAGTCTTTAAATAGATATTTAAATATATTAATTCCTTATTTTCAAATCGCAGTAAAATATTTGTATCATTTTTTATTTCTTCTGCACTTCTAAGGTATTGGGTTTTTTCATCTAATGTTATAAATTTCATATTTATATTTTTTTCAAAAATATAGTAGTACTTTTTATAGTTATCTATTCTGTATATTTTTTCTACATTGACAATTTCGTTCTCAATAAAAAAATCCTTACTAACAATCCTATTAATAAGTTTTTTGTTTACCGGTTTTAATAAATTTTCAGATAAAAAATAATAAACACATGTATCTTTTAATTTATGTTTCATTAGACAATATAAGAAATAAAATTACCAAATTTTTACTTGTTAATAATTTTTATTTGTTAACATAAAATACCTATTTTTGTAAGTCTTTTTGATTTTGTCTTGGATCAATTCACCATCCTTAATACCTTGTTGTAACATATCTTGCATACTTTGCTTGATAATTTGCTCATTATCTTTGCAAAACTTGATGAAACCCGATTTGGGTTGATATTCATCACAATTTATGTTTTCTTCTATATGAAGATCCATTGCATCCAAAAGACCTCTGTTTACGCTTATGTATTGGCGTCTTTGTTTTGGTTCCTTTTTCTCAGTACTTTTCTTTCTAAAATAATACCTTGCGCTTTTAAACATTTTATCCATAATATCGCCCTCATAACCTAACTTTGTTAGTCTATCTATTTCTGAATCTACCAATTCAATATTTTCTTCTGTCCAAATTTTCCATGCCTCTTTGAAATCATTTCTATGGTCGTACTGATGAATTTTTGAGAAGTTGTACAATTCTAGCATAAATTGCTCTGTAAATTTGAATCGGAAAATCATAAGAGGGATTTCATTAGTGTCCCCATAACTATTTTCACCGGAATTGTTATTAGCATCACTTGTAACAAAATGGTGTCTTGATTCTGAAACCATCTGAGAAACATTTGCTCTATCTCTATTATCATAATTAAAGATACTGCTACTAGAGTCAAGAGATAAGACATTTTGCATATTTTCAATCATATTGTGATATTATCTATCGTATGTATATATATTATAATATATATTCTATTACTAATAATCATTTCAATTTTTTTTATAATTAAAATAAAATGAAGTAAAGATAATTTATAATACTATTATACTTAAATAATGGATAATGACGATAATATTAGACCTCCTGATGAAAGTATTACAGAAAGATTAATTGATAGTGATTTTGTTTATAGTGAAAGTATTTACAGTCAAAGTATTTATGATCAAAGTATTTATCAACAAAGTATTAGTGAAGAAAAATTAAAAGAAATACTAGAACTAAGCGAGAATGAATTTCTAGAAAATCAAAACAAAATAATAGAAGAAACTAGACAAAAAGAATTAGAAAGCAGAATCCAAATGTGTTCTCCTATAAAGAAAAAAATTAATAGATTACTTTTATTAGATACAAATAATGCTTCAATTTATAATGATATACTAACAATTATTATAATGTTTGAACAAGATGATTTACTTACGTACAAATTAGATGCAGAGAGTTATGAACGAATATTTAAAATAATACATCAAATAAGGATGAATAAGGAAGAAATAGAATTAATACATAAAATTATATTAAAAGAATAAATAAAAATATTTATTATATTAATGAACATAAATTATCCTAACACGTTTACTGTTACTAGTCAGCCATTTTATGATCAATATAGTCAATGTTATAAAAATATTTTGACTGTAAATATTGAACCGAAAGGTCCGCTTAATAAATTTGTAAGAAGATTAAATTATCCTCGTTTGTCTCCTTTTCAACGTGATGGTACTTGTCATTCTTTAGATAGATGTGGATTAGCAATAACAAAGTTTGGTGTTGCTCCAAGATTGTATAATGGTTGCGGAAAATACAATTCAGGTTGTGATTTAATGACACCAGATGATATACCAACATTAATATCATTTTTATTATCTAACGGTTACCAAGTGGATACTCAAATAACTAACATGTTAAATCTAAGTCCAGTAAAAATAAATAGTATACAAAAAATAGCATTTACTGCAACATATTTTGGTACAAATCAGCCAAATATAGTTTATATGAGATAAAAAATTGAAGTAAATAATTGATGTATTTAAATAATTAATTATATAAATACATAATGAATCGTCAAGAATTAGAATCATCATTAGGGTTAAATCTGCCCTCTAATTTTGAAAACTATCAGTTGAATATCCAAGAATCAATTGTAGAATATTTAAAGCATTTGAATCCAATTGAGAGAAAAGCATATACAATTGCAAAGGAGCATTTAGGTTCGTCTTTTAATTTAACTAAAAGTAATGGATATATTGAATGGAAAAAAAAATAAAAAGTAAAATTATTTTCGTTTTCGTGTTGAACGCAGAAACTCCATTTTTGACTTGTTAATTCTATTTATTAATTTTATACCTCCCGCTCTTTGAGTTTTCATTAATCTTTTAAATCTTTTAAAACCACCTGTTTGATTCATTTCAGTTGGTTGACTTGTATCGTATTTTTCAGGTAGTGGATTCTCTAAATTTACATTTGATAAAGTGGATGATGTATCAGGTATCTTATCTTCTGCAATACCAGCCAATTTTTGAATTCCACCTGTGGTTCCATCTACTGCGGCATCCATCAAATGAGTAAATTTATCCTTTAGTTGTTCATATTTGCTTTTTTTTTCTTGTACTCCTTTAATAATATTTTCGGTTTGCCCCAATAGACTTTTACCTATATCTGTTGCCGATTCTACTGCACCCACTACATTTTGTATTGCTGCTGCTGCTGCTAATGCTGTACCAGGTCCAGGAATTTCTTTTATAGCATTCATTACGGCACTTTCTCCTTGTTGAATAATCTCACCGGAATTTTCAAGTAAATTTTCGGTTCCTTCTTTTATGGCTGGATTAATAACATCTGTAATAGTTTCTGTAGCAATATCTTTTGCCTCTTCTAATAATTCTTGTCCAGCAGGTGATTTTATTACTGAAGCAATTTTTCCCACCTCATCTTTTATTTCATCAATCGTTTGTGTTAAAGGTATATTAGCATCAGTTCCAGTTATAGTACCAATTTTGTTTACTACAATATCTCCTGCTTTAT